TGAAGAACACGACCGCCTCCTCCGGGGACGTCAAGTCCGGGATGGAGTTGGAGGTGTAGATGTCCTTGATGGTCGCCCACACCATCCTCTTTCCGATGGAGAACAACGAGTTGAACTCCGAGATGATGAAGTTCAACCCGGACTTCTTCCAGTTCATGTGGATGTTCGACAACCTGTTGAAGGAGTCCAACAAGAAGATGTACGCCCTCAACGCCTTGTCGACGTTGTTCAAGTTCTTGCCGAACATCATCATCCCGATGGAGGTGGAGTCGTCGGACGACTTCATGACCCTCTGGATGAACGTGGTCCTCACGGTCTTCAAGAGGATCTCCTTGGACAAGGTCTCGTTCATGTCGTCCATGACGCAGTGGTAGAAGCTCGACAAGAAGTGGAACATCCCCTGGCCCATGCCCGACATGAGCTCCACGACGTAGTTGTTCTCGTACGCCTCCTCCTTGAACGACTGCACGCCCTCGGAGAACTCCTTCAAGTTCTTGTCCTTGCCCTCCCACTTCCTCTTGAGGGCGTCCGGCACCAACATCCTCTTGGACGAGAACGAGGAGATCACCACCAACAAGAGGTTCTTCACGTCCTCGTTGATGTCCCAGTTGAACACGAAGTGCATGAAGTTCTCCATCACGAACGACGGGGACCACTTCGACGCGTCGGCGTTCATCGAGAAGAACAAGGTGTTGTTCCCCCTCTTGACCGACGCCCTCATGACCTCCCTCATCTCCGCCAAGGTGTCGCTCTGGATCTCCGGCCTCTGGAAGGTCTTGGTGAGCATCTCCTTGTCGTGCATCTTGCACATCTCCTTCGAGTAGGTCTCCAAGAACTTGACGATGATCCTCAACTGCACCGCCTGGATCAAGATCTCCCTGGGCCCGCCGATCTGGGCCTTGGGGAACATCGCGAAGATCGCCTCCACGGCGTCCATCTTCTCGCACATCTCCAACAACACGTTGCTGGAGAGCTTCTCGACCTCGACGAACAACGACTCGAACGACTTCGTCTTCACGATCGTGTTGGAGAACTGCATCGCCTCGGACGAGTACGGGCCGGACTTCAGGGAGGAGGTCATCATCATCGCCGAGTTCACCACCGAGTTGATCGCCTTGATCTCCGCCTCCTTCAACTTCACCTTGTTGGCCGTGATGTCGAAGTACCTCTTGGTGGCGGACACGACGAAGTTCTTGTCGAAGGTGTGGAACTGGTCCTTCTCCTTCAAGAAGGACGTGATGTTCTTGATGTTGCCCTTGCTCTCGTCCTTGTCCCTGATCTTCATGAACAAGGTCTCCATCTTCTCCTGCTTGTCGGCGATCTGCTTCATCA